ACGTGTAGCGTTTGTTTCCCAGTCACGATCCCCCGGCTTCCCACCATCCCAGCAGGCCCCCCGACCCCTGTATGGGCGTACAGTACTGTATGGATGTACAGGTATGCATAGGCTACACGTCACCAAACGCTACACGTCACCAAAGGTTACAGGTCAACGGGCACCCGCCTGTCGCCAAATGGTACGCTGTACGGTACACCTTAGTTCCAAAAAGGAACGTGGAGGGTAGGTAGTGTGGCACCCGCTAGGCACTACTTGGCACCACTCGACACCACCCGCTAGGCACCCAACAGCACCCGCTCGGCACTACTCGGCACTACTCGGCACTACTCGGCACTACTCGACCCCACCCGCTCGGCACTACTTGGCACTGCTTGGCACCCGCTAGGCACTACTCGGCACCACCCACTTGGCACCACTCGGCACCTCTCGGCACTATCCATCCCCATTCCCTCAGCACTATGTGACTTATTACCATTAAATAGTTGTTGCACTACTCAGCACCGTGTAGTTTAATGGTTGCAAGTCGAGGGGAGTTGCCGAATAGGAACCCAGCGGCTAGACCCAACGAGAGTTGACAGCCTCACCAAAGCTAGTCGTTAAAGGGTTGATGAGTAACGCGAAGTAAATAAAGCAACAAAAAGTTTGACAAGTAACGCGCAGTATGCTTTAATGGCTCCATCAACTGAACGGCTCAGTATACAGTCGGCACCGTGGCGAACGCACAGCAATACGGGAGGGGTGGCAATCAAGCCCCAGTGTATAGCGAGTAACAAGCGCTACTGATGAGACCTAGCAGGTCGAAACACTAACTAGCCAAGGGGCAACACATGAACACACGTTACAATTCACCGGAATTCGCAGAATTGGTCAGCATTCAAAACACCATGACACACGTTGACATCATCACCATCACTGGCTTCATGAATCACGAGCAATTTATAAAGCATTTGGAGACTTACAGGGCGCTAGCCAAGGACGCTAAATAACGCTTGCATTTACTCTGGGGCATTGCTATAGTGCCCCACGTTAAACGCAATCAACACTTACACAAAACAAAGGGAAAATACTATGAAACCAATTCAAATACTTAAAGACACACTCCGCCATCCTTATGCATGGCCGGGTGGATACGCCAAACTGCTAGTGACTAGCGACGGCGGATGCGTATGCCCAAAGTGCGCGTATGATAACTATGCTCACGTGCTGGATAGCACCAAGAAAAACATTGACGACGGTTGGAATGTCGTTGGTGTTTTGTTAGAGTGTGATACAGATGCTGAGGGTTTTTGCGATAACTGCAACGATACTCTGTGGGAAGGGTGCGAGGACGCGGCGGCCTAAACGAGAGAGCGCGGCCGTCTAAACGAGAATGTCTCGCATTTAGACGCTGCACCCAATAGCAAGGCACATACACCAAAGGGGAACACAATGAGCACACAAGTTAAAGAATACATGGTAACACTATGATTGAGGTGGTGCTTGTAGCAGCATTAGCATTGGCGGTCGTGTCGGCCGCTAAGATTCTATTGATTGCCCTAGACGGGCTGGAGGATTAGACTATGACATATTCAGAATGGCGCGAGGCAAACGTACACTATGTCCTAGTGGATGATGAGGGTGATGTGTATGCTGAAGTGTGCCTACCAAACCACACACTAGAGAAGCGCGAGGGCATCATAGGCGCGATGGCGGCTAGTTCACGTACAAGATGGACTGAAGCCACACAATACAACCACGAGGGCTGAACAATGATGACTGTTGATCAAGTTAAAACGCGATTGTACGAAATACGGGAACAAGTTAGCGAGCTTGACGAATTAATACCATTAATGCGTGAAGAACATTCAAACAACCCGCGCGCTGACCTTGACGAGCTGTTGCGGGAAAGACGCGCATTAGAGACGGCACTCAAACTCTACATAATCACAAAGCACAACGGCCGATAAGGCATTGGAGGATTTAGCATGACTGACATCGAAAGAGCAGCCGAGGTGCTGCGCGACTTGGAAGCGGTTAATAGGCGTTATGAGGGTGATTACTTCGCGGGTAAGGCCGAGGCATACAAGATAGCAGCGGAGTATTTAGAGCGGGTGCAAGGGGGCAAGGAATCATGACGGACACGATGCAAGATATCTTTGTGTTACTGACTTTCGGCGTACTGGTGGCCATTTGGTTTGAGATTAAGAGACAGGAGGACAACTAATGTTCACTGATAAGGAATGGCTACCACGCCACACAATGCAACTAGAAGTAGAGACAAGTCTAGGCTGGCTCGCAATCGACGTTACCTACGCACGGACGGCCGAGGCCGACGAGTACGCCATCGATATTCAGGAGGTGGAGTACGGTGACCTAGATATAACCGGCCTTTTCAGCGAAGGGGCATTGGAGGAAGCGATAGCGGAGTATGAATACAATGGACGATAACAAACCGCCTGTGTACCCAGTGGCCACCTCGGCGCTGGATCACGAGACATTCATTAAATACCTAAACGATTACCGAGCGCGCCAGCGTCCGCAGATCAGTGAGACATGGACACCACAAGAGAACGGAGTGAATTATGACTGACGAGAAGATAGCACAGGCGACTGCACTAACCCGAGTGCTGCGCAGCGTGCCTAAAGTACTTAGAGACTTAGACGAGATAGCGCAGGACGTTGATAACGTGCGCCATTCAATCGAGCAGGGCTTCGCAGCACAGGCCGTAGTGTCTACCACTGCGTCGATGGAGGCAGCCCTTGAGCTACTCCTCGAACTATACGAGAAGGATTACCTATGATGAACATTAGATACCAACCAGCAAAACACGCACCCCTGCACACGCCAAGCGCAGAGAAGCTAGCAGCCGCCGAGTGTATGAGCGCTGATGTCCAGGCATACATCGAGGCTGGAGGGACGATTAGCAAGGTAACGCGTGAGGCGTACCGCCAGGCTAACATCGAGAGGGAGGCGCGGCGAGACCGTAGGACGGCTATGGAGGAGTCGCTGCATCGCATAGCATTCCACGAGGAGGCGTCGTTTGATTCCCCTATGCAGGAACAGGCGGCCGCCCGTATGGGACTAGTCGATAAAACACAAGGCGTGTTCGCTAGTGTTGACGGCATTGAGGCAGACCTGTACGAGGGCGACCCTCGGCAAGGATCGGAGGTAGACTTCTTCCGTGCAGATGATGAACCGACAGACGACGAGGGATTGGGAGAAGACGATGAGTGATCAAGAGGTGTACGATAGCATCGACAAAGAGCTGTTGGCTGAGCTGTGGGCGTACGCAACCAACCCAGAGACCGATACCAGCATGGCGCTGCGAGACATACGGCTAAACTTCGGGCATAAGGTAGCTGATTTGCTGTCAAGTGTAGTATGACACTATCATTTTCGGCTGGCTTGTGGTAGAATATACGGCCATTCGCGGAGGTAATTATGGGCAGGACAGTTAGAACCAAACTACCGTGCGACTCGTGCGGTAGCAGCGACGCGGTGGCCGAGTACGAGGACGGCTCGTTTCATTGCTTCGCTTGTGAGAAGACTACTCGCGGTAATAATGCACAAACTAAGGACTACAGACCGATGGTAAACTTAACAGGCGACCCAATACTGGAGCGCTATATAACCAAATGGCAGCAAGCCCAGGCTGTTGCTATACCTGATAGGAATATTAACTCAACCTCAACCAAGCGGTATGGTGTGGTGGTCGATGGTACGCAGCACCTGTACCCCTACTTCACCGACGAGTCGAGCAACCCTGTTGGCTTCAAGGTACGGGGACCTAATAAATCCTTCACCGCTGTTGGTGATGTCAAGCAGTCCGGTCTATTCGGTCAGCAGCTATACGGCAACCACAACCAACACCGTGTAGTCGTGACCGAGGGTGAGCTTGACGCGCTGTCAGCCTACCAAATGTTCGACGGCAAGGCTGCTGTGGTGTCGCTACGCAGCGGTGCGGCGGGTGCAGGGCGTGACTTCAAGGCAGCATACGAGTTCCTTGATGGCTTCAAAGAGATCATCTTATGCTTCGATGCCGACGATGCAGGGAGTGCTGGCGTAGAGAAGGCGGCTGAGGTATTCGCGGGTAAGCTACGAGTCATGAAGCTAGACCCACGGGTAGGTAAGGATGCCAACGACTACCTGAAAACTGGACGCATCAAGGAGTTCACCGATGCCTACTGGGCAGCGTCGCAGTATACGCCTAAAGGTGTGCTGTCTACTGCTGAGTTATGGGAGCGGCTCAACACTAAACCACCTGAGCCTTTGTTCGACTACCCCTGGCAGCCGCTGAACGAACTAACCTACGGCGCTAGACCTACCGAGTTGGTGATGGTGACTGCGGGCAGCGGGTTAGGCAAGTCTAGCATCCTTCGCGAGATGGTCATGCACATCAAGAACACTACCCAGCATAGGGTTGGTGTGCTGATGATGGAGGAAAGCGTTGAGCGTACCGCAGAGGGCTTTATGGGCGTTGATTTATCTACCCCAGTGCATTTACCTACCTCAACAGTAAAACGCGGTAGCGAGGAGTACAAGGACTCCTTCGACCGTGTGTTCGGCGATGGGCAGATCATGATAATGGACGCTGCGTTTGATACAGGGGCTACCGTCGATGCTGTTGTAGCCCGTGTCCGCTTTATGGCTAAGGCGCTTGACTGCAAGGTGGTTGTTCTAGATCACATCAGTATACTTGTGTCCTCAGGTCAGCATGGCGATGAGCGTAAGGCACTCGATGAGATCATGACTAAGCTGCGAACACTGACGCAAGACACAGGCATCGTGTTGATTGCTGTCTCACATCTCAAGAGACCTGAGGGTAAGGCACATGAGGAAGGAAGTGCTACTAGCATCTCGCAACTGCGCGGCTCGGCATCCATAGCACAGCTCAGTGACTTCGTCATAGGCCTGGAGCGTAACGGCCAAGCGGAGTGTCCGACCACCCGCAACACAACGCACATCCGCGTGCTTAAGAATAGGTATAGCGGCATGACCGGACCGGCAGGCCATCTACTGTACGACACTAAGTCAGGTAGACTGACCGAACACACACCACCAGAGGAGGATAACGCACTGTGATTAACAGGGAGGGGCATTTCGACAACGGCGATGAACGCTCATGCACTTCGTGTGCGACCATCTTTAAGAAGACAAGCAAGACTGTTACGCTATGCCCTACTTGTAACACAAAGCGGATTGCTAAGGAGGCTCCAGAGGTTAGAATGTACCGACGCGCTAAGTCACGCGCTAAGGAAAGGGGGCATGAGTTTACACTCAGCAAAGAGGACGTGGTAATACCAACTCACTGTCCTGTATTTGGGATGCCGCTGGTAGTACACAGCGGGAGGAGCGGGGGCAAGGCAGACTCACCGGCTCTAGATAGGATCGACAACTCAAGGGGCTATGTCAAGGGCAATGTCCAAGTATTATCACACAAAGCAAACGTAATGAAAGCAGATGCTTCTCGGGAAGAGTTGATCGCTTTCGCAAACTGGGTACTAAAGGAGAACAGTTAAATGAATATGACAGACTACCAGAGATTTGTGGCAGCCAGTCGATACGCACGGTGGCTAGAAGATGAGCAGCGGCGAGAGACATGGGAGGAGACGTGTCGTCGGTATGTAGACTTCTGGATTGGACGCGGCTCCCTGTCCAAAGAGCAGGCCGATACTCTATTCCAGTACATCTATGAGCTGGAGGTGGTGCCTAGTATGCGGGCGCTGATGACGGCTGGCCCTGCGCTTGAGCGTGATAACATCGCGGGATTCAACTGCGCTTATATGGCCATTGACGACCCCCGTGCGTTCGATGAGCTTATGTTTGTGCTGATGAACGGTACTGGTATGGGCTTCAGCGTAGAGCGTGATGAAATAAAGAAGCTGCCTGTCGTTAGCGAGGACTTCCACCCCACCGACACTACTATTGTGGTAGCGGACAGTAAGATTGGTTGGTCTAAGGCAACCCGCCAGCTAATCTCCCTACTCTATTCAGGTTCGGTGCCTAAGGTTGACTACTCTAAAGTCCGCCCAGCGGGTGAGCGGCTCAAGACATTTGGTGGTCGAGCGTCTGGTCCTGAGCCGCTAGTTGACCTACATGAGTTCTTAGTGTCTACGTTTAAAGGCGCTGCTGGACGTAAGCTAACAGACCTAGAGTGTCACGACATCTGCTGTAAGATTGCTGCAATCGTGGTTGTAGGGGGCGTGCGGCGCTCTGCTTTAATCTCTTTGTCCTCGCCTACTTCAGACCGCATGGCTGTCGCCAAGTCTGGCAACTGGTGGGAACGCAACGGGCAGCGCGCGTTGGCTAACAACTCTGCGGTTTATGATGAGAAGCCGGACTTTCAGTTCTTCATGAACGAAATGAAAAGCCTATACGAGTCTTACTCAGGTGAGCGGGGTATCTTTAGCCGAGAGGCAGCCAAGCTAATCGCTGGGCGCAACGGTCGGCGAGATACAGAGCACAGCTTTGGGTGCAACCCTTGCAGCGAGATTCTGTTGCGGCCCTCAGAAATGTGCAACCTGAGCGAGGTAATCGTGCGCTCCACTGACACCCTTGAGCAGCTGCTTGAGAAGGTAGACGTGGCCACCATCTTCGGCACGTTGCAGTCTACACTGACAGACTTCCGCTACTTGCGTAAGGTATGGCGGGATAACTGTGAGGAGGAGAGGTTACTAGGGGTCTCACTTACTGGACTTATGGATCATCCAGTGCTCAATGGTAGCAAAGGGGAGGCTAAGCTAACCGAGTGGCTCACTAAGATGCGCGAGCACGCCGTACGTGTCAACGCTAAGTGGGCGACACAGCTAGGTATCCCAGCGTCGGCGGCTATCACTTGCGTCAAGCCAAGCGGCACTGTGAGCCAGCTAGCCCTATGTGCCAGCGGTATCCACCCGAACTACTCACGCTACTATGTGCGTACTGTACGGCAGGATAACAAAGATCCAATGACTGACTTCCTGATTGCGCAGGGTGTGCCACACGAGCCATGCGTCATGAAGCCAGACACCACTACCATCTTCTCGTTCCCTATCGAGGCGCCCAAGACATCCGTCTTCCGCGATAAGACTGGTGCGATTGGTCAGCTGAATGTATGGAAGGCGTATCAGGATCACTGGTGTGAACACAAGCCAAGCATCACCGTCTACTACAAGGACGATGAGTTCTTCGACGTGTGCTCATGGATCTGGAACAACTGGGAGGTGATGTCGGGTATCTCTCTACTACCTTACGACAACGGTACCTATCGACAGGCACCGTACCAGGAGATCGACAAGGCTGAGTTCGATGTGCGTACTAAGGCAATGCCTACGGTTGACTGGGACCTACTGCCTGCCTTCGAGCGTGGGGATACACTCACTGGGACGCAGGAATTATCTTGTACTGGAGGCCAATGCGAAATAGTTGGATCAGCTGCTTGACTACCTGCTAGATTTCTGATAGAATAAAACCTTACTTTAAGGCACTCTACGGAAAACACTACTAAGGAATTACTCTATTAGTGTAACCGTAGGGTAGCCTTACGGTACAACAACAAAGGGAAAGCATTATGACAAGACTACCTAATCAGCGACAGAAAGTATTAGAATATCTAAGCAGTGGTAAGGCACTCACTAGAGAGCAGGCAATGACAGAGCTTGGAATCATGAATGTAACAGCACGCATAGCTGAGCTTAGGAACGAAGGGTATGTGATAGAACCGAACATAAAGTCACACACTAATCGCTATGGTGATAAGGTTTCTTCAGCGACGTGGACAATGGACACTAAGCACCGTACGTATAAACAGATGGAGTTGCAGTATGAGTAGTATGGGTAGGTGGATAGTAGAGCGCAACGAAAGACAAGACATGGAGAGGACAATCCAATATGTCGATAGCAGTGGTAGACATCGAGACAAACTTAGCACACGATACGATATGGATGGCGGGCGTGTATCATCCGCACAGTGGGACGAGTATTGCGTGCTTCACAGCAGCGGAGTTACATACAGCGCTAAGCGGGGTCACCGAGGTGGTTGGTCACAACCTAATCGGCTTCGACTTACCGGTACTGCGTGATGTCTGGGACTTTGAATGGCATAGGGGCGTTGCTGATACTCTTTTGCTGGGTCGCGTCTATGATCCTAGTATCGAAGGCGGTCACTCTCTCAGAGCCTGGGCCTTACGAGCAGGCAAGGAACTCAAGGACGACTTCGCCCTCGCAGACTTCGACAACGGACTAACACAGGAGATGATCGACTACTGCTTGCAGGACTGCCGTGCTAACTGGGATGTCTACCAGCACATCACGGCAGCCTTAGCAGCAGACAAGTTCAGTGACAAGTGTCTAGCAATAGAGCACGACGTAGCACGGCTCACAAAGCAGCAGGTTGACAATGGCTTTGGCTTCAAGTTCGACACTGCCTGCGGACTGTACCGTGACCACAGCGAGCGTATGGCTGCCATAGAGACTGAGCTACAGTCAACCTTCCCACCCATAGTAGAGGAGAGGTGGAGTGATAAGACAGGCAAGCGGCTCAAAGACAAGGTTACTGTATTCAACGTCGGTTCACGCCAACAAGTTGCAGATAGACTTACTGGAAAGGGTGCTGTTTGGAAACAGACAACGCCGTCGGGTCAGCCAAAGGTCGATGAGACTACGCTCAAGGACAATGCTCACGTCCCTGAGGCAGCAGCAGTCTTAGAATACCTTACGCTTCAGAAGCGGGTGGGAATGCTCCGCTCGTGGATTGATGCGGTCGGGGATGACGGGCGTATACATGGGCGTGTAAACACCTGCGGTGCAGTGACTGGCCGCATGACACACTCGTCCCCTAACATGGCACAGATACCCAGTGATTCGCTGTACAGGGATTGCTTCACTGTGCCAGAGGGACACAAGCTGGTCGGTATTGACGCGTCAGGATTGGAGCTGCGTATGCTAGCGCACTACATGAATGACCCAGCATACACCGACTTAATACTTAACGGTGACATCCACACCTACAACCAGGAGGCGGCAGGACTGCCGACCAGAGACAATGCCAAGACGTTCATCTACGCCTTCCTTTGACATAGTAGAGGAAGTAAAACCATGTGAATTCAGGGGAACTCTCTAGCAGACAATCCTGAGCCAAGCCTAGGACCATGCGCTCCAGATAAGGAGTTAGCATGACAAAAACACAGACCGAACTACAGTACAATCACAGACGTACCAAAAAAGGAACCATTAGTAACAAGCGTCAAGGTTGTAAAAAGAACGCCAACGCAAAAGGGCTAGAGTTTTCGTTGACTACTCCGTATCTAACTCAGATATGGGAAGAGCAAGACGAATGCTGCGCCCTCTGCGGAGGTGAGCTAGGATACATTGGGACAGACTGGTGCTCTGCGTCTGTTGACAGAATAGACTCAAGCAAAGGATACGTCGAAGACAATGTCCAGTGGGTACATTGGAGATGTAACGACGCTAAGTCTAATATGTCTAACCAAGACTTCATAAATATGTGTGCAGCTATAACAGCTAAACACTTTATGTAACTAGCGCACGGTCCTAGGAAGGTGCAACGACTATCGAAACCACACCTAACGGTGGAAGGAAGTAGAGTACACTCAAGCGAGTGGAAGCGCATGGCACCCAGAAACGGGTGATGATATAGTCTACTCTGCGAGGCGACTCGTAGCAGTTCATAATAGAACGGGCAGGGGATTAGCGAACCCTGTTGAATACATGGTACGGAGCAGGCGACGAAAAGATCGGATCAATCATCGGAGGCAGCGCAGCCCAAGGTAAGCGAATCAAGCAACGATTCCTCACCGGACTCCCCGCCCTCGCCAATCTCATTAACAAAGTTCAACGGATCGCTGCGAAAAACAATTCTCTCCCCGGACTCGACGGACGGCAAGTTCGTGTCAGGAGTGAGCACGCGGCCCTTAACACCCTCTTGCAGTCGGCGGGAGCCATTGTAATGAAGCAAGCGCTTGTGATCGCATCGTCTAAACTAGCGGCCTACGGATACCCGTACAAGCTCACCGCGCAGGTACACGATGAATTCCAAGTAGAAGTACCGGACGCTTACGCACAACGTGTGGGTGTAGTGTTCCGTAACTCTATCCGAGAGGCAGGCCGTGTGCTAGATGTGCGCTGCCCCATGGATGGAGAGTTTAAAATAGGTGGCTCATGGGCAGAAACTCATTGACATCTAGGCAGTAATGCGGTAGAATATAACCTTACAAACACAAACTAAAGGGTAACAAAATGGACAACAACATGGTAACAGTACGCGCAGTAGTTAGCTTCCCTAACCTGACCACAGTAGATCAGCTGTCGCAGAAATATAGCATCCAACTAGGTAACCTTAGTGGACCAGCCGTTGAGAAGCTAGAAGAACTGGGCATGACAGTCAAGAACAAGGACGACGCATACAACCGAGGTGACTTCATCGAGTGTAAGTCTAAGTTCCCTATTGACAACAGCGGCAAGTACGGCATCTTGTACGAGGCTGACGGTAAGACACCGTTCGAGGATGCACCTACCGCTATCGGCGCTGGTTCTGTTGTACGTGCTACTCTTAAGACTTACGCATGGACAGCACCGGGCAACAAGTCAGGGGTAGGCGCACACCTCGTCAAGCTGGTTGTCGAAGAGCTGGCTAAGCCTGAAGCTACACTGAGCAGCGCTGAAGAAGAAGTGCTCTGATGCGCTGTAGACACCCTGCTGATAACCTTAACCTTCCCTGTGCCGCTTGTCACACAAACAAACGAGCCTATGCCACGAGTTCGTATTGCAAGGACTGCAACGCAGCATGGGCACGGACTAGAAACAAGAAAAGGATAGCAGCAGGGGAGTCTACTCATAGCCCCTCACAACTTCGCGAGAAGTACGACTGCTCACCCGAAGATTACAAAGAGCGGATGGCTACGTCAGATAGCTGCGAGGTGTGTGGGTCTACTCGCCGCCTGCAATACGACCACTGCCACGACACCATGAAGTTTCGAGGTGTGTTATGCTGGGGGTGTAACGCAGGCATTGGAAAACTAGGAGATACGGCAGAAGGACTACGCCGCGCTCTTAACTATTTGGAGAAAAGGCAATGAAATGGAGTTTGGATGGGGACATAGTGTTGTATGCGGTGGCCTTCGCCGCCAAGGATGACCCTATAGCCTACGCCTGCCGATCTGTCCGCACCGCCTGTCAGGATATCATGTACGCCGTCAACGCTGAGGCTATCGACATATACCTGACGGGCAGTGGTAACTACAGGGCTGAGTATGGTGATGACGAGTTCCCCTACAAGGGTACACGCAAGCAGGAAAAGCCCGAACACTTCACCGAGTTGAAGCGCTACATGATCGAGGAGATGGGCGCTATACTAATCGAAGGTGAGGAGGCAGACGACAGGATGGGCATAGACGCAGTGCAGCACGGGCATGGTATCGCTACGCTAGACAAAGATCTTAATGGCATACCCGGCTGGCATTACCGATGGAAAACAAGGAGCAAAGAGGCGATGCTATACAATGTAAGCCCAGAAGATGCTGACCGTTTCTTCTATACGCAGTTGCTTACAGGTGATGCAACGGACAACATCCCCGGTCTAAGCAAGAGACTCGGAAGGAAAGTAATGCCAGCCATCAAAGCACCTTTACAAGAAATGCACGACCCCAAGGAAATGTACGAATATGTACGCAGCGTATACAGCGATGCCTATGACGCTGTGGGAATGTGCTTAGACGACAAGGATGAAGTCATAGACAACTGGCTGTTAAAACAGGGACGCTGCCTGTGGATACGCAGAGCTGAAGGAGAGATGTGGGATGCCCCCTAGAGTCGTACGTACTAGAGCAACAGGCACATGGACCGAGGCTAAGTACTTCGGCTTCATACGCAACGCATTACGCGATGCCTTCCGTAAGTACCCAGTCAAACACCACGCTAAGAACGCCGCTAAGGAGATGACGAAGAAGGGTGTACGCTACCGCTGCGCTGACTGCGAGGAACTGTTCGCGTCACAAGAGGTACACGTAGACCACATCATCCCATGCGGTTCGCTAAAGAACTATGAGGATTTGCCAGGGTTTGTAGAGCGTATGTTCTGCGAGGTAGATAACTTCCAAGTACTGTGTAAGCCGTGCCATCAGATAAAGACTAACGCTGAGACAACGGCACGACGAGCAGCCAACGCTGCCAAGAAGGAGGCACAATGAGTAGGGTAGGGATTATCGGCGACACCCACCTCCCGTTTGAACTAGACGGCTACCTAGAGTTCTGTCAAGAGACGTTCGAGCAGTGGGGTGTAGACACAGTAGTACATATCGGGGACTTCATCGACATCCGATCGTGACTGGGAAAC